ATAGGTGTAAGATTATTTTCACTGTTTATCTGTGTTGTACTTGTATTCAGCGTTATGAAGATAGCTACATCATTTGATAAATATAAGAAAAATAATTCACTTCCTGATATATATGGATATCTGGACATACCATCATCTAATTATAGAACTGATATGATATATATATCTTACCTTAAAGATTTTGATAACTATCCAGCTAAGTCGTTAAATATGGACGAATTTACACAGGTTGATCTTATCAATAAAGAATACAACAGCAGGAATAGATATAATATTCCGTATGATGAATTACGCCAGTTGATATTAGATAATGGTATGACAGCATTATTTACATCTATACCATATAATTCACCAGATAGAATTATAAAGTCTAATTGTGCAATAATGAATTCGCCTTTGGCTAAAGATGGTAATAATAGCATTATAGAAGGTGTGTCATCTGATGTTATAGATGGTTTAAATGAAATACCGGGTATAGTTTCAATTGATTATTCTATATTTGAGTCAGAAAGAACATGGTACTGGGATAACCAGGACTATCATAAGATGGGAATTGACAAGATTATAGCTGCACAGAAGGCTTCATCTATAGCTAAAACTATGAAAGATCCGACTTATGGAAGCCGGTATTTATTTGCAACAGAATATGTAAATCCAACAAAGGAAATATATGATATAGCCAGCAAATATATTGATAAATCCAATATTAATTATGATGACTTTGCAAGTGGAAAACAGGTTATAGTATTTATACAGGATAACTGTGAGGGTGATTATGATGATACATTAAAAGCTGGTGATACATTATATTATAATTATTATAATTCCGAATCTTTACAATCTTGTTGGCGTGATAAAGATGGCAACGATATTGGTTTTGTTGTTGTCGGTAAAGTGACGTGGGAAACATGCGCCTATGTGGCTCGTTATATCATGAAGAAGCAGAAAGGCCAAGGTGCTGATATTTATGAGAAATTCAATATTGAGCCTGAATTTTGTTTGATGTCTCGTAAACCTGGTATTGCTCATCAGTACTATGAAGATCATCCAGAGATGTGGGACTATGACAAGATTAATATATCTACTCCTAATGGAGGAAGGTCTTTTAGACCGCCTCAGTATTTTGAAAGGTTGTTTGATGTTGATTGCCCAGATTTATCTAGTGCTAGAAAAAAGAAAAAGAATGAAGCGGCAAAGAGTGCTGAGAAAATTAAAAAGAAATTGACGGATAAAAGTTATTCTGATATAATGATTACAGAGGAGAATGTAAAGCGAAATCGAACTAAAAAATTAAGGAGGATTTTGTAATGGCTAGAAGAAAAATGCGTCGTCCCACTGATCGCAGAGTTTTTCGCAGAACAGCAGTGAAATCTAAGAAGATCAATATTGAGCCCAAAATTTATCGTGGAGGTATTAGACTGTGAATGGAAAAGCTAATAAAAATCGCTCTGGTTTTAGTTATTCTTTTGCTCTGTATAAAACTGGTTCTGATGATATTGCCTTATCTTTTGGTCCTTTTAATAGCATGAAGTCAGTAAACAATTATTGTGCAATATTCGATAAATTAATTGATGCCGGCTTATTAGATGGTAAATATATTATGTCTATGGAGAAAAGGAATAAAGTATGATTTATAATATTTATGCTATGCGCGATGAATTAACTGGCTTTCTCCCTCCGACTTATGATATTAACGATGCGGCAGCCATGCGGAATTTTCGTGTAGCTATTTTGCGTTCTAGTGATTCTATTCACTATATGCCTAGCGATTATTCGTTGTATCGTTTAGGCTTGTATGATAGTGATACTGGCAGGCTAATAGTTGATGAAGTTCCTACTTTTTTGATGCGCGGTGAGCCGGCTGCGGATTCTGCACCCGCAGCCAAACCGAAGCGGACCACTAAGACTACTCAGAAATGAGGTGCTTTTGTGTTTAAGACACAGTTTGACAAGCATGATCGTATTTTTCAGAATCCGGGTAGCCCTGTAAAGGTTACCTATGCTCCTCAATATGATAAAAATGGTGTTTTAGATCTCGTTGTATCTGGTCAGGAAAATCTTTATGATTATATTCAGTCTTTTGCAGAGTCTTGTGATATTCATGTTCTGTTAGATCGGTATAGAGATGGCGATGCATCTGTGCTATCTCGTGTTCAAGGTTTTTATGGTGATGTTACTGATATGCCTAAAACTTATGCAGAGGTTTTAAATTCTGTAATTGCTGGCGAAAATGCTTTCATGAAGTTGCCTGTTGAAGTTCGTGCTGAGTTTAACCATAGTTTTGCTGAATGGATGGCTGCTATGGACCAGCCTAATTTTGTTGACCGTATGGCTAAGTTTGATAAAAAAGCATCTGTGAGTACTGATACGACCGAAGGGAGAGTCAGTACGGAACAGAATCAAGAAGGAGGCAAGTCTGAGTGAGTAGAAATGCTGAATCTCATTTTGCTGTGAATCCGACAAGACTTGATATGTCTCGTTCTCGTTTTGATCGGAGTTCTAGCTATAAGACCACGTTTAATGTTGGTCAGATTATTCCGTTTTATGTGGATGAAGTTTTACCCGGTGATACGTTTTCTATTGATACCTCTAAAGTTGTCCGTATGCAGACTCTTTTGACTCCTGTTATGGATGATATTTTCTTAGATACTTATTATTTCTTTGTTCCGAATCGTCTTACATGGAGTCATTGGAAGCAGTTTATGGGAGAGAATACCGAGTCTGCTTGGATTCCTTCTGTTGAGTATGAGGTGCCGCAATTAACTGCTCCTGAAGGTGGTTGGAACATCGGAACGATTGCGGATTATATGGGTATTCCTACTGGTGTTTCCGGTCTTTCTGTAAATGCTTTGCCCTTTAGGGCTTATGCTTTGATTATGAATGAATGGTTTCGTGATGAAAATCTTTCTGATCCCTTGAATATTCCTGTTACTGATGCGACTGTGCAAGGTGTGAATACTGGTACTTTTGTAACTGATGTTGCAAAAGGCGGTTTGCCTTATACGGCTGCAAAGTATCATGATTATTTTACTTCTGCTCTTCCCGCTCCTCAGAAAGGTCCGGATGTAACTATCCCTGTTGCTTCTGCTGTTCAATATCCTGTTATTCCTTTAGATAAAAACGTTTCTTTTGATTCATCTGGTATCGGTATGAGGTTAGGTGATGTTGAAACAAGTAATCCTGTAATTCCTAGTAATGGGACATATTATCCTTTGAACTATGGCGGTGGTTCTGGTTCTGGTTCTCCTCTTGGTAAGACAGGTTTTTATATTGGTTCTCTTGAAAATAATCCTCAAGGCTCTGCTTTAGCTCCACTTAATCTTTGGGCTGTTGGTGATGGTACTGTTCAGGCTGCGACTATTAATCAGCTTCGTCTCGCTTTTCAGATTCAAAAGCTTTATGAGCGAGATGCACGAGGCGGTACTCGTTATATTGAAATCCTTAAATCTCATTTTGGTGTAACTTCTCCGGATGCTCGTTTGCAGCGTCCTGAATATCTTGGAGGTACGAGAGTACCCGTTAATATCAATCAGGTTGTTCAGAGTTCTTCTACAGATGCTTCCGGTACTCCTCAAGGTAATACTGCTGCGTATTCTTTGACTTCCGATAATCATTCTGATTTTACGAAGTCTTTTGTTGAGCATGGTTTTCTAATTGGCGTTATGGTTGCTCGCTATCGTCATACCTATCAGCAGGGTTTAGAGCGTTTTTGGTCTCGTAAAGATCGGTTCGATTATTACTTCCCTGTCTTTGCGAATATTGGTGAGCAAGCTATTAAAAACAAAGAGATTTATGCTCAAGGCACAGTGAAAGATGACGAGGTTTTTGGTTATCAGGAAGCTTGGGCAGACTATCGTTATCGGCCAAATCGTGTTACTGGTGAGATGCGGTCTTCTGCTCCACAGTCTTTAGATGTTTGGCATCTTGGAGATGATTATGAATCTCTTCCATCTCTTTCTGATTCTTGGATTCGTGAAGATTCCAAAACTGTAAATCGTGTTCTTGCTGTTTCGGATAATGTTTCTGCACAGCTTTTCTGCGACATTTATGTAAGAAATCTTTGCACTCGACCGATGCCCTTGTATTCGATTCCTGGCCTTATCGATCACCATTGATTTTTCTTTGTATGCCTGCGCGCTTTGCGCGCTTATCGGCGCAGCCGATGTATGCCGAATAAAAATATGTTCTATTTCGATCAGAAATGGGTCTAGAATCGATCGGAGGTGCTTATGGCGTTACCTATATCCTATGGAGCTTCAAAGGCCGCTAGGCTGGCTTCTGCGCAAGAATTTTTGCCTTCTGGTTTTGGAGCGTCCACCGCTGCTGTTTCTGGTCGTTCTTCTGCTGCTTCTTCTACGGCCAAGTATTACAATCAGCTCTCAGAGCAGATTTCCAAAATAACAGCTCAAAATAATGCGTGGTCTGCTGCTCAGGCTGCTCAACAGATGGCCTTTCAGCGTGAATCTGCTCAGACTGCCATGGCGTTTAATCGTGAAGAGGCGCAAAAAAATAGAGATTGGCAGCAGTACATGTCAGATACTGCTCATCAGCGTGAAATAAAAGACCTGCAAGCAGCAGGTCTGAATCCGGTGTTGTCTGCTATGGGTGGCAATGGTGCTCCCGTGACTTCTGGTGCTACTGCGTCTGGTTATGCTTCTCAAGGAGCTAAGGGCGATACAGATACCTCTGCATCTGGTGCTTTGGTAAGTTTGCTCGGTTCTTTGATTCAGTCTCAAACCCAGTTAGCTAATACTGCTACTTCTGCAAATGCTTCGCTTGCTGTTGCTGATAAATATACGCAAATGCAAAAATTTGTTGGAGAATTGCAAGCTAATACGCAGCTTACTACATCGAAGATTTCTGCTATGGCTAGCAAATATGCTGCTGATACTGG